CACAGCACTTAAGCAACTTGCTCTTTGTGAATTCTCTGGGAGTCCTTAGTGTGAGTCTGTGGTGAGTCTGCGGTGAGTGTGTGCTAGCTACGCTTAAGACCCCTTGGGGTCTGTGTTGTGGCGCAACAAAAATGGCAGATTACACTGTTTACGAAGAAAAAGTATATGTTAATAGTTCCCTGATAACTAAACAACAAACGGTCTATGATACATTGGTGGGTAAAAAAGATGAACTGCTAGATCTTCTTGAGCTTTTCTCTAAGGACTCTCAGCGCACGGAATTTCATGAGTCTCAGAGAAAGAATGTAATTAACGATTTCAATCCAGAAATTAAAGAGGCAAAAAGACTGCTAATGAATTCTAAAAGACGCTTTGAATATAACTTTAACCGGTGCTAAAATTTTGCAAAAAAATATACATTTTAAAGACATTGGGATAAAAGAGAGTATTGATAATAAACTCTGCGATGTAATAACACCGAGGAGGGAATCCTCTATATAATTATCTGTTTACCCCGACCATTGCGACGGGAAGGCTGATTTGGCACGGAACGTCGCATAATAAAGTAAGAATCATTTGTCTGGGACACTGTGTAAGGCAGTAGTCCAATGGTGAACTCCTGCCGAGTCTGGCCAACTCGGGAGTCTAGCACGCGTAAGGAGTTCTTTGCTGTTCTTAACTGATCTGGCAAAACAACGATGAGCTCAAAAGGATACTTGATTCTGCACCCTCCACCTTCAATACCGTGTATCAAAATGGTTTAAGAGTGACGTTCCTCTTAAATCGTTAGCTCCACCTGCATCACAAGAACTGATCACTCTTCGGGGTGCAAAACCACACGTATAAAACATGGCTGCTTTATCTAAAACACTGAAAGAGAAGCAAGCCGAGTTTAATGAAAAGATTCGCGAAGAGATTGAGTTTCTCAAATACATCGAGAGAATCGAAGATAAAGCTCCAGACATGGTAAAAGATGCTAGAATAAGGTGGTTGAATGCTATATGCGCTGGTGCGGAATTTTTCTTTAAGGCATCGGATGAAGAGAAGGGTGAATTGTTGAATAATTTGGTTTTTAGAAATACACAGATGCATCAAGAAATATACACGGCTAGATGCAGTCAAGGTCCAACGACACGTGAAAGGTGGCTATTTCCATGGGAACATTAAGAATAAAAAGAATTACTCTTCGGGGTTCTAAGTCATACGTATAAAACATGACTACCCTTACGAAAACAGTTGTTCATCAAATCCCCAAAAATGATTACACCCTTCTTGTTGCACCGTTGACTTCTGATCGATTTTTTGGCGCGACGCCTCCTTGTTTCACAGAATTTACGGAACTTACTAAATGTATGAGTGAAACAGATAAATATTCAAAGTGCGCAGATAAATATATAAAGTTTATGTCGTGTGTTAAAAAAAATTACAATTAAAATTTTACAAAAAAAAATAGATTTTAAGATTTAAATCTATACATAGTTATAAAACATGGATAGAAAGATTTCTACGCCGCCACTATCGGAAAGACATCCTCCTCCAGTCGTAAGGATGAATGCAGCTATACATCCAAATTCACATGTAGCTACACGTTGGGCGGACGATCTCGATGATAACACTCTTCCTCCTTTGCCTCCTAATCTTAAGCGCGCGGTCTCGTGTCCGCCTAATGAAGGCAAAATGAATAAAAATAAGAAACAAACTTCTGAGACTCGGTAAATTAACAATATGTAATTAAAGTCAGTGTCTCCTTCGGGAGGCCAAGGCTGACGCACCAACAATGAACGCTTTTATTATTATTAGTATTTTGACCAGTGGATACAGTTTTGTCCCCAATGGGAAAAATATTTACATCCCTTATAACAGTGCATACTCGGGAGGTGGTCCAGCTCCATACTCTACGCCATTTCCGATTTATACTTACAAAACTTATAAATATACGCCAGGTGCTTATTATACTGGAAAGATAGTCTCAACTAAGAAACCGAAGAAGCCAAAGAACAAGGATAACATCTGAATGAAGTAAATTAAAAAATTAAAAATGTAAAAAATGTATCCTTCGGGATAAATAAAGTGAAGTATAAAACATGGTTCGTTGCTGCGTTCTAGTATTTGTTGCTAAGACTCAAAGATATCGTAAATGTATGCACAATGGAAAATGGGGAAGCGAAGCTAAATGTTCTCATCATGTAAGAAATTATGCTATACTTATTCAGTCCGCGTGGAGAATGTATGCAACAAGGAAGAAAATTAACCTTTTTAAAAGACTGCCAGATGACGCGTGGAGTATAGTTATGAAACACATCGAATATAAAAATAACATTGTTAATCTTCTTAGAAGTCATCAAAAAATTTACATTCACAGAAAAACCCTTCTTAAAAAATATCCTTGGTGGGCAGTTGATAATGGTATAATGTATTATAAGAGACCCGATATTTATAACAGGTGTATTCTTGCAGCAGATATAAATATAAACTATTTTCAAGATCTTATAGATAAATGTTAAATGAATGTTTGTGTCCTTAGGGGCGATTAAATCTAATTCATAAAATATTTTGTATTCTATATGATACTTCTTATTTTATTAATTTTACTTATAATAGTTTTATTTTTAAGTTTTCCTAAAACAGAAAAAGAAAAAGAAAATAATATTAAAACTCGAGTGGAAGATGTTTTACATAAAAATAGATGGAAAGTTCATGGTAATGATGAAACAAAAATTTATACTTTAGATAATTTTTTAAGTGATGACATGTGTGATAAAATAATACAAGAATCTAAAGGTAGTTTATCAGATTCCAGTGTTACTCGTTTTTCAGAAGGGTTTAGAACAAGTAAAACTTCATTCAAAGTTGATGATTCAGTAGATAAATATTTAGCACAATATTTTAATATTCAGAATACGATATCAGAAAAAACTCAAATCCAGTATTATGATATAGGAAATGAGTTTAAGCCTCATCATGATTGGTTCGATAAAATTGACGAAAGTTTTATAGGAAAACAAGGACAAAGAACATGGACTATCATGGTGTATCTTAATGATACAGAAGAAGGCGGAACAACTGATTTTACACATCTTGGGTTATCATTTAAACCTAAAAAAGGATCAGCTCTAGTGTGGTATAATCTTAAAGAAGATAATTCTGGAAATATTGACACTATGCATACTGGAAGACCTGTTATAAAAGGAGAGAAATGGATAATAACAAAATGGATTCGCTCAAACTCTAAATAATTCAATAGTTTAATAAATATAAGGGAAACTAGGACGCGTGGGGCTCGAACCCACGGCCACAGGATTAAAAGTCCTGCGCTCTACCAACTGAGCTAGCGTCCCTTATATTTATTTAATAAGGAGAAAGGGCTGTTATAATTGTATCGAATGTATTTTTTTCCTTTGGGGGGTCTTTTTTAACTTTGGGTTTTTCGAGTAGATTATAATGAGACACAGAACATGAATCAGAATTAGCCAATGCCATTTTATACAACTGATCGCATTTATTTTTGTAATGATCACTTGTTGGATGACACCATCTTCCTAATCGAAGAAATGTTTTCATTGTATTTATACTTATACATTTATATATTTTTTATCTTTAAATTAAATTTAAATTCAAAAAACCGGATTTCCTGCTCCAAGTTCATTTAGCATTTCACATGCTACACCTAGCATAGCAACTCGTCCAACAAATAGTTCATTTCCAGCAAGACTCTTACTATTATTGTAGTTAGTAAGTTCCAATGGGTCAAATCCATAATCGCCAGGAACGTGGTCTTCCTTCATCTTAAACCAAGATGAAGTATTACTTGGAAACTCATATGCACTTAGCATCTGACAAAACTCTGAAAATCCAAAACCAAACAAAAGCAACTGTTGAGTACCGATGTCTAGAGAATTTACATAATTAACACCAAGAACATCTGGCTTTACATTGTCTAGAATAGGAATAAGAAGCGAGCTTACCATTGCTACACGACCGTGTTTAATCTCTGCTTCATTTACAAACTTAGTGGTGCCTACCTTGTATGCATAAGTAGCATTAAATAGAATAAATAGATTAAATACAGTCTTGTTCATCTTAATTATATATGCATTTTCTCTTTAAATTATTTTATTTTGTCATTTGTAAATATAAGTATGAATCAACAAATATTAATTGGAATATCACTTTCGGTGATTATTTTTACAGTTGTATATTTTATGATATTTTCTAAGTCTGAGAATTTAAAAATGCACCACAGCATTCCTCCTTTTGTAGAGGGCAATATAAACTCGGCCACCGCGGAAGATATATTGACAACCGTGCCTAAAACAAATATTGATATCACATATTCAAAAGTCAATGCACCTGAAGAGAATAGTAGTGCTCTCGATCAAACTTTACTTGCGTTCGACACGGTCGACGGGCACGTAAACACAGATTATAAAGTTAAGGATTTATATGAAGTTGCTAATGAATTATTTAACTATAATGATCTTAATAGAACACTGCATATTCGTGCGGCCGCGAATGAAGATATAATATATGCTCACGACAAAATTAGTGCTGTTAAAACTGGAATGTCTAATATAAGCAATACATTCGTTACTAAGAAATGGATGGATGAGAATGTTGTAAAAAGAGGCGGAAAATATAAACTTGAATCTTTAAATTATACCCCAAGCGGTCTTTACTCCGGCACCAAGTGGCTTGCCGCAGACATAGGAGGGATCTCGGCCAGTCCCAATCATAATACCTACCCCCTCGGCTCCATCAACATCGCCGCCGGTTCTTACGACCACAGTGCGTTGAATAACGTCTCAAAGCAGATGGGGTATGGTGAAATAAAAGAAGGTCTATATTTTGCCGACAACAAGAATGAGGCCGCCGAATTTGTAATAGAAGATGGTGCCGCTGCATATGGCGCTGCGCGCCTACCTGATAATAATATACAATACTATCAGCAGGCAAGGGGGGCGGGCGGTGGCTTCTTCTCTGTCCCAAATAGAACCCCCGCTCTTATAGATAACGCAATAAAGGTGACCGATCAAGTAGCACCTATTGAAATCTAATATTAAAGTTAATCATATTATTTAAATTAAAATTTTTTTTATATGCTAAATTGTAAATATGAATCAACAAATAATAATATTTTTTATAGTTGTGTTTGTAATTACTGGGCTTTTTATAATATTCTCTAGATCAGAAAAATCAGTAAGCATTTCTGCCGGCAATAATTCAACTGATCCGTCGGCACTTCGAACAATTAAAACTGAATTGGTTAGTAAATATACTATAGCTAATCCTTTGTATACAAAAACCGCCAAAGAAATTTTAGACAAATCGGACAAAACAGATAATAATTTTAATATATCTGGTGATTTAAAACAGATGGCTAAGATTGTCAGTCTAGATAATAAAGGAGAGTTTTACAGCGTTGATCTAGAAAAAATAAACAAAGAAGGAAAAGAACAAGAAGTAAAAAATTTTAATCAGCAGATATCACAACTTGCCCAAGCACGTACGGGCGCGACGACAGCAATCACGAATAGCATGGACGCTGCTAAGAAATATTACAAGGATACTTACATTGCTAGAACTGATATGAAATATTATCTTCAAAAATCTTATAACAAATATATGAAACAAGATAGCAATGTGCCCAACCCGGGTATGACACGCGACCTTCCTTATTATCCTCATCCGGCGACGGATTTCATAGGCGAAGGAGGTGATGCTACTTTTTCTATAAGATTAGAAAACAACCAACTATCTAATGATAATTATATTATGAGTTGGTACGTGGACACCGCGCCGGTCAATTATTCGTATGGCGGCTTCGCCAACTCCATAAAAACAGGAACAACCAACAGAGGGAGAGGGCATCTCCAGTATGGTATAGATAGTGATTCCAAAGCCAATAGGACTAAAAAGGACGCGCCTGCTTTTCGTATATATGCCAATAAAGATGCTTTACCAAAGGGCAAATATAAGCCAGTTCAGAATTATGCCCTCCCCAATGGAGGGCCTTTGGAATTTGGGAATAACTTCCACGAGAACAAGGAGGGCATTGGAGGAATTAAAGGCAGGACACTTGCAGGAGAAAAATTGCGAACTGAGCCGCAGTTTACATTAATTGATCCAAGCGATGGATCCTCAATAAAAATAGCTTAATAAACAAAGGTTTTTCTATAAATTAGTATAAAAAATTTAATTAAATTGTTGTGATTAATTTAATTAAATTTTTTTTATATGCTAAATTGTAAATATGAATCAACAAATAATAATATTTTTTATAGTTGTATTTGTAATTACTGGGCTTTTTATAATATTCTCTAGATCAGAAAAATCTACGAATTCAACTGAATCAGTAAAAAAATTACTTAAAGTTTCAGAAGACGAATTTAATGAGTTGTACACAGCGACAAGGGGGTATTCAAAATTAAATTTTGTTCAATCAGATACTGGTACGTTGAATAAACCTGTTTTAATTTCTGATATTGCAGGAGACTTTATTTATACTGGTCGTAAAGAACTTCAAAAATATCAGGATGATTCTCTTACAAATTTTAAAAATACTAGAGATAGTATTTCGCGTCCAAATGGAATTCTTAAAAATGAACATAATCTTGCTGCCGCACTTAATGCAGCCGACCAGGAAGTGTCCGCCCTTCCCACCGGCCCGCTCCCCTTCACCAACTCCTACCCCGCCGCCCACTACGGCTCAGCTTCACGAAAAACGCGTGCTTTGCCAAAACCACGTCAAAACCTAAAAGGTATGATGAAGAAGTCCGACGTGTCTGATATCAGAAATTCTTATGTGATGACTTCAAACGACACATCGAATCAAGATGGAAACGGACAAGATGGTTATCTTCTACGAGATGGATGGGCGTATGCCAATAGAGGAGAGTATAATCGCGGTCATGTGGCAGAGTGGCGATTCGTTAATATGTTCCGACCGGACTCCCTCGCCGTTTATTGCACCGGCATTCAAGATATTGTAGCACAGTCTCGAACATTGGGTGATGGCAGCAAAGTAATTACATCTAGCACACAAGTGGCAAATTCCGTCAAGCCGACCTCCGGGGAGGCGACGTTCAATCCCGCTACGGCGCAGCGCAAGTGGTGTCAACCTGCATTAATTGAAGATGGTGAGTATGTGCGTGCGTTGGGACAACTTCGTGTAAAATTTCATTCTCAAAATTAACGTCTTAGATGTTTCTTACCTCTAAATTTATCTAGAGCTCTATCAAGTTCTTTTCTCTCTTTCTTTTTAAATCCTTTATCAGGTACAATAAAATCTTCCAAAGAACCAGCTGAATCTTCTTCATCTGATTCCTCGGAATCTTCTTCTGATATTTCTTCAACTTCATGAATAAGATCCCATTCTCTACAGATGTGTCTCGCTATGTGCCTACATGGACATTTACAATTACAATTACATTCACATGTATTTACATTCTCGTTGGTCTTTATTTCATTACATAAATCTTTTGAACCAAGGATTGGAAAGTTAATTCTGTGTCTCTCACAACAAGTGCAATTAGTTAACTCCCGAGGGAGTTCAATGTAGTCTTTACACTCTTTTAGTTTTTCATCAAAGTATGTTTCATAATCTTTGCCCGCTAAAACTCATCTAGTTTCATTTGTAAATTAATACATTTATACATTTTATCTTTAAATTTAATCTTGCACTGCCAAATCCTTAAAAATGCTGTCTTCTTCATCGTCTTCGCCTTGAATTTCAATTTCTTTGCAGATCGGTTCATCTTCCTCTAGATCAGAGTCGGATGATACTTCATAAATCTTCCAATCCATCGAGTGCCTGAAACAGAAATGTTGCTTTGACCCCTCTGGTTGTTCAGTGCCCGGACGATTACACGGCTCACCATTCTTTGTAAGACCACAGCACTTATGCTTTGAATTAGTTTCCTTCTTTACTACAGTAGTATTTAGCTTTTGAATACCTTTAACTGGAGTGTCTTTATTGTTCTTGATGTATTCATCAATGTCTTTCTTTGTAATCTTTTCTTTATCAAAGTTGTCCAGTATAAGTTCGTTCTCCGCTGCATATTCCGCTGCAATCTTAGTAGCCCACTTTTTAACACCCACTGATTTTGACTTAATAATATTAACACTCTTAGTCTGCTTTGGTGTCTTAATCTCATCTGACTGCAACAGTTTATGCGCCAGTTCAATAAAGGAATCGTTGAAAATACTTAACATTTCAGCCATTGCTTCATCATTTAGATTATATTTGTCCTTAAAAGTGTTAAACTTTGCGTCAAGTGCCATACTGTTATAATGTATTATATTCTACTTTCTTAAATTTATTAATTTTTTGCAAAATTTTATACTTAAAGCATTTTTATTATATCAGAAGCCTCTGACCGATGTTCTGGTTTTAGTCTTGTCATGTGATCCTCAATTATTTTCCTAATTTTTTTAGGACAACTGTACCACTTAAACCCTTCATCAGGGTAATATCTTTTACTTTCAAATAGTTCATAAAATACTATTCCACACGAATATATATCAACTTTGTAGTTGTAACCGGTGTCTGATCCAATTTCTGGTGCCATATATCTTTCAGTTCCTACTTCATTTGTAAGTTCTGATTTATCATAATTTGATTCTAGACTAACTAGATTATCACTAGAAATGTTTTTATTTATATTATAAAATTTAGCCAGACCGAAGTCTGCAATTTTTGCCCCCTTTGACTCTGTTAGAAGAATATTTGATGTTTTAATGTCGCGATGCACAAGAGGATATGGCTTACGATTATGCATATAAATAAGTCCACGAAGGATGTCCTTTGCAATATTAATCTTTGTTGAGTTATAAAATTTAGACATAGATGTCATAAGGTCTCCTTTTGGGATGTATTCAATAACTAGAATAAAAGGATCATCAATGTATCCAAGAAATTGAACAATATTTGGATGATGAAGTTTAGTCATAGTCTCAATTTCACGCAAAATTAGATCTTTTTTATATTCTACACACACTTGATTCATCACTTTTGCAACAACAAATGTTTCGCGCCACTTAGCAAGATACACATCAGAAAAACTTCCAGAACCTAGAAGACGATCTTTAAATATAAACAATTCCCAAGGTGGTATTTCCCAATCACCAAATTTTTTGTCTTTTATGCTACGATACTGTTTAGGAACACCGTCATGAAGCGAGACATCATCAAGGGTCGAATTATAATTTGTAGCAGCAGATATATACATAACTTGTTATTAAATGTCTTGTATTTTTATATTATTTTTGTTAAGTAATTCTATCAATTCTTCCTTTTTAAGCTTACTATATTTTTTTAATCCATTAGATTTACACAAATTTTTCAATTTTTCACAAGATAATCCATTACGAGCGCGGCGCGAAGAAATAAAACTCGGAGAGATTGGTATTCCTCTTAAAATATTTGGTTGATTTGTTTCTTTCATTGAATCGTATATTATAAAATCTTTAAGAGTTTGTTTAAAATTTGTTATAGAACATTGAACCCTACTCTGCTTACTGTCAACTTTTGGATTAATTTGAGCATTAAATGTATAGTTTTTATTAATCTCTTCTTTAACACCAAGATAATCAAATATCTTCTTTGCGTCTTTTCCTTTTGTTTTTTTTGGAATAGATTTTACATTTGCTACGTATTCTTCTATTACCTCTCTTGGTAAATCTCCAAATAAGTGTTTATGACATTCAGCATTATAATCTATTTCATAAGTATTTTTAACTATCTTATGTGTCCCTGTCTGATCATAGTGTATAACAATAATTGTGTTTTTTTCTTCAAAATTATAATTGAAAAATCTTAGTATATCACTACAACATATTGTTTCTGAACCAGTCGATTTATTAGAGACATTTTCATTTTTATTATATTTGTTTTTTTCCTTAGAAATATCATGAGTATCTGTATTATTTTTTTCTGCAGGTAAATCAAACCCATTAGTTTTAACATCATTTTCCCAAAGAAAACCGTGTTCTTGAGATCGAGGCATTAAGCTTTATTGCTAATATATTATTTTTAAACTATATATCGTTTTTAAATAATATATTTTTATGTAATATTTCAGTTCAATGAAATATTAAACTTAGCAATTAATTCCTGTTTAGATATTGACTTTGGACCAACTGTATTGTTAAAATCAAATTTCATTGTGCTTAACTTATCTATATTATCATTTACAGTTTTTCCATTTTTGAATTTTATAAAATAATGAGATTGAATACTTTTTTCGTCAATGTTTTTATCTATTGTCCCTGCATTTGCACCAACACGTCGAAATGATATATCCGGAGAATTAGTTTTTTCCACAAACTCAAAATTTTGAGGTATTAATTTTTTAGTTTCAATTCTACTAGTAGTTTGTTTTTGCCATATTTGAAATATGCACGGAACGTCGTGTTCTAGATTATTTACTAGAAATGAATTATCAGGTAAGTCTATTTCAAATATAAGATGAAAATTTAAATGAATTTTTTTTTTAAAACTCTCTTTCTTAAAAGTTTTAGGTAATATAAATGAAATGCTATCACAAAATTCACATGATTTTTTGATAAATTTAATGGCCAATGATGATTGACGACCAAATGGAGGATTACCTATTATATGAATTTTACTACAATTAAATGTTTCTCTAATAAGTTTATAGTCAAATAACAAATAATCCTGTTTTATTATTTGATTATTCTGTGGTTCTATATCATAAAATTTAAAATTATTAGACAAAGATTTAATTCCTTCAATAAAAGAACCATTACCAGCACTTGGTTCTATAATTAAATCATCTACAATTATATTTAAATTTTTTTTTACGTGATGTAGACACAACTCTACGATACTCGGTTTTGTATAATATTTATCAATAGTATTTCTTTTTAACCCTTTTATTTGTTTTTTTTGAGAATCTATATTTTTTTTAGGCACACCCATAAGTTGTTCGGTCATTTCCTGTTATATAGTTATTCTATATATTTTCTAAGTTACTTTTTTAGTTCTTGCTTTTTTAACTTTTTGAGGAATAAGATCTTTCCAAAGCTCAGATACATCTTCCATCATAGGCTCAAAGATAGTTTCAATAGCAGATTTAAACTGATGTTCGAAGTAATAAATGTAATCAATAGGTATAGCATTTTTCATAACAAAAGCAGGATCTTCTACCTTTTCAAACTGTCTAGACCCATCGTAAGTCACAAATAAGTATGGAACACGATCACCTGAAGCTACTTTGTCCATCTTGTCACGCTCTTCGCGCTTTCTAGCAAGTGCGACATGTGGAATATTAGCAGGACACCTAGAGAATGTATTCATTTTTTTACAACTCGGGCACATGTGCTCAGACTCGATGAATTCATCAACGTGACTGATCTTTTTATTAACAAGTTTATGCAGAACAGTGATGTCCATTTCTTTCTTACCGACTACATTTAAATTATAGTAAGTCTTTTGACAACCATTGCAGATTACTTTACGATCAAATGCATATCCAGCACGAAGACTTTTTGAAAGCATAAGTTCTTTCATAGGCACTTCCGCGTTTACTAACTTACGAATCTTAGATCTAGCAAACTCTTTACTTGTTTCTATAAGCTCATCTACAGTCTCGAAGTTGTAATTCAATACTTTCTCATTAAGAAAGATGTATTCAAAAATCTGTTTTGAGTTTTCTCTGACGTATATACAGTTGTCTCGTCGAACTACTTGAATACCCTTGTAATCGATGTAGTCATACTTAGCTGGATTAGTCCAGAATAAACTTGCGTAGCGTTTCTTTGAGTATAAAATGAAAGGATACATAACTTTTTCAAACTCAAGATCAATAGGTTTCTTGAATGTCGCTGAAATACGATCAGCGCATTCGGGAGCAACCTTAAATACCCAGTCCATATGATCTTGACCCTTGAGATCACTTTTGAACTTAACATAAATAGAATCTGTATCACCATATACAACTTCGCAGTTATACCATTCTTCAGCACACTTCTTTGAATGAGCAATCATGCCGCGACCACAAGCAGTAACAGCTGCCGCAATCTTTTTATTAGGAAGTCTGCCATATCGTGCACCTGTAAAACCATAAATACTATTCATAGAAACTTTAATAGCAAGCTGAACACCATTGAGAACAGCATACAAGTTGTCATCCGGTGAAAGTGTTTTCATCTGCTTACGAATAGCTTTGCGCTCTTTCCAAAGGCGATCTAAAATCTTTGGCATAATACCAGTGCGATTCTGCACAAATCTTACATTCACAGGACGTTTTATCTCATTGCCTTCAGAATCGATGTCATCTTCCTCCCAATCCATATCAAAGTATTCTACACCAGGCAAGTTATCAAACTCTGGATCTTCTACAATAGTCGCATAGTCATAGTTGTGTGCAATCATAATGCTAGGATATAGACTTGCAAAATCAAGACCAGCAATAGGTTCAAAGTGAGCTCCGGGTGTTGCTTCCAAAACAGTAGCACCAGTAAACTTTTCTTCTTCATCTGAAATGTCTGTCTTTGGTTTATATTCAGATGCAGGAATAAGATAGCCTTCTTGTTTAGTTTCATAAGCAATCTGTGTATGAACACGAATCTGCTGACCGCGAAGTTCAATGTATTGCATCGGAACCATAGTAATATTAGCCATACCGATT